TCCTATTGCCAAGCTCTGGCTCGATCATGGGATTGATCGTAAGATAGTGAAACGTAACGTGATGACCTATGGCTACTCCAGTAGACTGTTTGGATTTAAAAACCAAATCATGGATGACCTTATGCGCCAGTTAGATCGTAAAGTTAAGAATGGTGATTTAGATAGTCACCCATTTACTGATGATTTCCATACGCAAGTTCTCAGTGCTGAGTATTTAGCCAAGCAGAACTGGACTGCAATTAATGAGGTCATCTCTTCAGCCAAAGAAGGTATGGCGTTTCTCCAAGAGCTTAGTCACTTAGTGAGTAATGCCAATGAACACATGCATTGGTACACGCCTGTGCAATTCCCAGCGGCACAGTTTTACCCACAACGGACTGTTAAGAAGATAAAAGTCTATCTTCATGACCGGACTGCTAATGTTCGAAAGAGAACTCAAGTATCCCTTAAGGATGTTAAGGTTAACACTATTGATGTTCGTAAAAGCAAAACAGCTATAGCGCCTAATTACATCCATTCGCTTGATTCAGCGCACCTCATCCAAACTGTCTTGTGCATGTTGAAGAAACGTCCGGCGGTCAAAGACTTCATGCTTATTCATGACAGCTTTGCGACTACTCCGGCTCAGACTGAGAAACTCTACCACGGCATACGCGAAGCATTCGTTGAGATGTATAACGACAGGAACTATTACAGTGAACTTCTGGAGACATGCATCAACAGGCTCGGTCGTGTGCCACAAGAAGAAGATTTACCCAATCTACCTCAAGTTGGAACAATGGATGTGACAGTCGTATTATCAAGTAAATACTGCTTCAGTTAGTTTTGTCCACCTATTGGGCTACCCGATCTCCGTATCCCATTGTCATCACATACACGTGAAAGATTATTACAGCTCGCTCGGTTGCACTATAGCCGTGGCGAACCGCTGCCACTTGATTTAATGGCGCAGCTTATGGCCCAAGGGGTCGAAGTTGTTCATTTTGATCATCACCCTTCTAAACAACAATCTCAAACCTCAGAAAAGGAGCATGAATAATGTCTATTGATAAGATTGTTTTACAAACGCCTATAGCGAGGACCAGGTATAGTCACCTGTCCAAGCCTGATACCAAATGGAACTCAGAAGGCGAATATAAGACCGAGCTGGTCTTGGAAAAGAACACGGAAGAAACAAAAGCTTTTGTTAAATCCGTAGAAGAGGCTGCTAGAGCCTATTATGGAGCTGATGCTGCAAAAGCAATGCTTCCGCTTAAAACTGATGCAGAAACAGGCGAGTTAATCTTTAAAGCTAAGTCTAGTTTTAAACCTAAGTTTGTTGACAGTGATGGTGTCTTACTACGCGAGGCCAACATACCAAACATCTTCAGCGGGTCTGAAATTAGAATGTTTGTAACTCTCAAGCCTACAGCGGCCCAAGGTAAGATTTATGTCAGCTCATACATTCAAGCAGTTCAGCTTATTAATGTAGTTGAGAGCTCAAGTTCAAGTTCACTAGAGTTTGACAAGGTTGAGGATGGCTTCAAAGCTCGGCCTGATCTTGCCGGTATTAATGAACTCCAACCGGGTGATCCTGGTGCGAAAGATCTCGCCAGTTCATTCTTGGACCAATAGGTTAGTCCAGAAATATAGGTCGGGTCTCGAAGAACGAGTAGCCGAGCAGATCACAAGCATTGGACAAGATGTTGTTTACGAGCAGCATAAGGTTCAATTTGAGTGGCCCGCTCGGTTCTCAAACTACACACCTGACTTCCAATTGATTGGACCAAATGGTTCATTCTTCGTGGAGACAAAAGGCATCTTCTCAGTCAAGGATAGGCAAAAGCATTTGCTTATCCAAGAACAATGCCCACACATCGACATCCGATTTGTCTTCAGCAACTCACGTAACAAACTTTATAAAGGGAGCTCCACAACCTATGGGATGTGGTGTGACAAGCATAACTTTATGTATTCGGACAGTTTAATACCTCTTGACTGGCTGAGCGCATAAAGGAGAGCGGGGCCGTTGTTTTTCCCTCCCTTTGCAGCGGCCCCCAATTCATTTCTTAAAGGGACAGCAATGCAACAATATCAAGATAGTAATTATTTATATAAAGGTCCGTGCGATGATTGCGGCAGCAGTGACGCTTGTGCGGTTTACGATGATGGTCATACGTTCTGTTTCTCCTGTAAGACGTATCGCAAACATGATGGCGAAATCGTTGAGGGGGCCCCAGTACCACCAGCGCAAGAAGCGCAGCAAGAAAACTTACTCCAGGGTGAAATCCAAGCGAATAGAGACCGAGGACTAAGCGAGGACACTTGTCGGAAGTTTGGGTACAAGCTGGTAACCTATAAAGGTAAGGAAGCTTGGGCTGCTCCATACAGGAATAAAGACAACATGATTGTCGCACAGAAAGTCAGAACACTAAATAAAGACTTTGTGTTGGTTGGCAATGGTAAAGGTTTGTCATTCTTTGGTCAGCATTTGTGGTCCGGTGGCAAGCGGTTAATTATCACAGAAGGCGAAATTGATTGCATGACAATCAGTCAGGTTCAAGGTCACCGGTGGCCTGTGGTCTCACTCCCGCAAGGCTCCGGATCGGTCAAAAGAACTGTCCGTCAGAATTGGGAATACCTAGAGCGCTTCGAGGAAATCATCGCATGTTTCGATATGGATGATCCTGGTCAAAAGGCTGCATTAGATCTGGCTGAGCTGCTGCCACAAGGTAAAGTAAAGATCGTAAGTCTACCGGCTAAGGATGCAAACGACATGCTTATGGCTGGTCGTGAAAAAGAATTAGTCAGTGCGCTTTGGGAAGCTAGACCATACCGGCCCGAAGGTATCGTGTGCGCTTCAGAACTTAGAGACAAGTTACTAAGTGATACTGAGGTATCAAGCATGACTTATCCATACGAAAGCCTAAACCTAATTACCCGTGGTATCCGTAAGCAAGAGCTTGTGACCATCACTGCCGGGTCCGGCATGGGTAAAACCACATTCGTATCAGAAATCGCTTATTCACTTCATGAGCAAAAGCATAAGATAGGCTTAATCATGCTTGAGGAAAGCACTCAACGCACGATGCGGAACTTAGTGTCAATAAAAATGGATTTTAATTTAGCTGAGGAACACAATGTCCCAAGTAAAGATATTCTTGCTCATTATGATGATATGGTTGCTGCTGGAGATATTTATCTTTTCGACCACTTCGGCTCCAACGATATTGACACACTATGTAGTCGCATAAGGTACATGGCGAATGTCTTAAAGGTTGAAGTAGTGATTTTAGATCATGTCAGTCTTTTAGTCTCCGGCCTTCGAACAAATGACGAAAGAAAGTTAATTGATGTTGCCATGACTGAGCTACGTAAGCTCGTTCAAGAGTGTAACATAGCATTACTGCTCGTTAGCCACTTACGTAGGCCCAGCGGTGACAAAGGATTTGAAGAAGGGCTCAAGCCCTCATTGCAAGCGCTGCGGGGCAGTCACTCGATAGCGCAGCTCAGCGATATGTGTATTGGGATTCAGTCGGATCCTGATGAACCCTCTAGCAACAAGAGAACGCTATGGGTTCTTAAAAACCGACTGACCGGTGAAGTAGGGATCGCAGGTAAACTACAGTACAGCCGGAAGGTTGGAAGACTTAAAGAGGTTCACCCAGACTTTTAGATGGGAACCTTAAATGGACGCAAATGTCGAATGGACTGTCTGGAGACTTAAACCAGGCATCCCTGGTCTTAGTCCTAGAGACCTAAAGTATTACAAGCAAATCCAAAATGTAGAACACGTTGTCGTTTTGAACAGCGAGAGTGAAATTGTACAGGTTTCATCTCCAACTATTCGAACGTCACGCGAAACCAAAAGGAGTAAAGGTAATGGGTATAAACAAACCAAGAAAGGTAACACCAACATATGATTTATCTTGGTACGTGAAATGGGTATCAACTCTACTGATAATGTCTGGTCTTATATGTAGAGCTACCGGTTTCAGTACACCACTAGACTTGATGTTATCGTTTCATGGGACAGTGGGTTGGTGCCTGGTTGGTTACCTTTGGAGAGACCGAGCTCTAATAGTCCTGAATGGTCTTGCCGCGTTTATAATAATGATTACATTACTAAAGTTTACTGCGGGTGTTTAAATGTTTGGGCGTTTAACATTCGACATAGAAACAAATGGACTGATACCTGAGCTTGACAGGATCCATTGTCTTGAAATTAAAGATGTTGATACCGGTCAAGAGTACAGCTTTGGACCACGTGAAATAGAGCTTGGTATTGACGTTTTAGAAAAGGCTGATGAAATCATTGGTCACAATATATTAGGATTTGATATACCAGCAATATGCAAGGTCTATCCTGACTTTAAAACCAAAGCCAAACAAACTGATACACTTGTTCTGTCTCAGCTCATTAAAGGCGATTTAAAGAATGAAGATTTTATTACCC